GTCATAGACTCATTGGGTATGTTGCTTACCCCTACTGACATTAACCAGTTCCAAGCTGGTGACATGAAGGGAGACATGGGCCGTAAACCTAAAGCACTCACAAGTTTAGTCCGTAATTGTGTTAATATGTTTGGCAGTTATAACGTGGGTATGGTTTGTACAAACCATACATACGCAAGCCAGGATATGTTTGACCCAGATGACAAAATCAGTGGTGGACAAGGTTTTGTCTATGCGTCTAGTATTGTTGTTGCTATGAAAAAACTCAAACTTAAAGAGGATGAGGATGGCAACAAAGTAACAGACGTCATGGGTATTCGTGCTAGTTGTAAGATTATGAAAACTCGTTACAGCAAACCATTTGAAACTGTACAAATTAAAATTCCATATGAAACAGGTATGAATCCTTATTCAGGAATGGTCGATATGTGCGAGAAGGCCGGCTTGTTAAAACAAGAAGGTAATAGACTCAAGTGGGTTGATCCAGAGACAGGTGAAGAGTTCAAATTCTACCGAAAAGAATGGAAAGATGATAAATTAGATATGATAATGAATAAATTTCATATCAAAACTTTAAAAACAACTACCATTCCTGAGGAGATCGACGAGAATGTTGAATGAAACACAAATTGGTGATATCTGGTTACTATTTGCCGACTTTATAGATAAAAAGAATCATGACGCAATAGCAGAACGCTATGTTGATTTGTTAGCAGACTTTGGTACTAGTGACCGTGTATTGTCTGCGGCAAGCGGCGTAGATCCTACATTAGATGCGGCCATCGACTATTATCTAGATGAAGAAGATGAAGATCCAGGCGACGAAGATTACAGAGAATTGGACTTTTAATGAGTTGGTATTCTAAGATTTCTAAAGACATTTCTTACATTCCTGACGCAGTGGAATTTTTCGAAGCCGAGCTAATCGAAGCTAGACGAGAAGTAAAGCTAACAGGAAATGTAGAACGTGCCAGTGCGTCAATGCCTGGTACCGTCGAACATAGATTTGGACAGTTACAAGAAATTGAGGCAATTTTAGAATATCTTAACATTGAACTTAGGCGCTTGAAGAGTCAGTTTTTTAGAAAGTATTTAGAAAACTACCAACGGGCACTAAGCTCAAGAGACTGCGAACGTTACGTAGAAGGTGAAGCAGATGTAGTTGATATGGAAAAAATTATCAACGAATTTGCTTTGCTTCGTAACAAGTGGTTAGGTGTTATTAAAGGTCTCGACCAAAAACAATGGCAGATTACTAATATCGTAAAACTCCGTGTAGCAGGTATGGAAGACGCAAGTCTTTAATCAATTTGCCCAAACGGCATACCATAGGCCTTAAATAATATTGAGGCCTATTTTTTTCACAAAAGGTTGACCTTTGTAACACTTCTGTATATAATGTAACTATGATGACTGTTGACCAACTAATTTTACAAATTGTCGATTTTACTACTCCAACTATCGAAGAAGTAATGGGCAAGCGCGATGCTAAAGTTTTAAGAAGCTTTGGAACAATGCTCAAGAACGGAGTATTTTTTACAGAAAATCAAAGCAAATTGCTTTTAAAAATTCTCCAAGAAAATAAAGAAAAACTTGAATTTTATCAAAAAGATATCGAGGATGCGATTTCTAATCCTGCGTGGTCTAAAACATTTAGACATGTAGATGTTGTAAGAAAATTTTATATTGCCGATAATAATGGCGAGCTATCTCTTTTCTTAGAATTTACATATTCAGGCACCGTTCGTCGTGTTTTACAGAATATGGTTAAGCGACTTGAAGGGTTAACTCAAATAAATCCAGCCAAGCTATACTGTGTGGATCTTACTGAACGCAACATTTTTGAGTTAGTAAATGCGTTACGTCCGCTAAACTTTGTTATCGATGATAAAATTTTAAGGTACTACGATACTATAAAATCTTGGTCAGAAAATGAGGTAAAATCCCAGTTTTTTCTGACCACTATGATCAATACAAACTTTCAGAAACACATCACCGAAGACCTTGGACTTAACAGTGCTATCACTCAAGACATCATAAACGACCGTAGTATTAGGTACAATTACTTTGTTGAAAAATCTGAGAAAAATCCCGAAAATTTGACCGAAATTATTGCTGCAAGAGAGTCTACAACTGTATGGGTTGATAAAAAGAAACACAGTCTGACTGATGTTATCGAATCTTTGGTCCAACTAAAAAGGTTTCCGTTACTAGTTGTATTCGACGGATACGATGAAAAGCGGTGTTTTATAGACCTCCAAAATTTGACCGAAAGTTTGGAGAAAAATCGGGTTTTTTCAGATATTGGAATTTATTTTAGATTAGACAATTCTACCATCGGAAAAGAATTTAACCAATATATTGCCGACAAACACCTTAATGCTAAGTTGGAAAAAGATTCAATAGTGTGCGGAATACAAAGTGGAAAAATTCCGAAATTTTTGTTAAAAACTGACTGGAAGCCCTTGAGTGTAATTAGTTTAGGCAATGCTGTTAAAAATAGTAAAACAGCAGTGTATACAAACTCTTGCGACTTAATTATATCGTATTCCGATAGCCAACCTATAATTTACAATTCAACCATATGACTGTAAAATTAATCATTAGAGACGAAGTTAACATAAAATTCGACGGTCTTTCATTAGACGCTCGCAAGAAACTGGCTAATACATTTAAGTATGAAGATCCTACTGCTCGTTATCGTCCAGCGTATAAATTAGGTCGGTGGGATGGTAAAGTATCCATGTTTGGCCTTGGCGGCAATGGATATTTGAGCCAGTTAGAAAAGTGCCTTGAAATACTAACTAACATGAATGTTAGTATAGATGAACTAGACGACTTGCGTACCAATAAACAAATTTCCTTTGAGCCAGTGACAGAAACATATTGGTCCGACCAGGGCAAAGTATGGCCCAAAGGTCATCAGCAAGCAGGACAGCCTATTATGTTGCGTGACTATCAAGTTGACGCAATTAATATGTTTTTAACTAATACACAAGCCCTACAAGAAATTGCAACAGGCGCAGGTAAAACAATCACAACGGCTACTCTGAGCCAACTAGCAGAAAAATACGGACGTACCATTACCATTGTTCCTAACAAAAGTCTTGTGGAACAAACGGAAGAAGATTTCATTGCTGTAGGATTAGATGTGGGTGTTTATTATGGCGACCGTAAAGATTTAGGTCGAACACATACAATATGTACATGGCAAAGTCTCAACGTATTGGACAAGAAAAGTAAGAACTGGGACGTGGAAAATGCTCTTACACTAGCAGAATTTCTTGACGGAGTTAAAACTGTTATTGTCGACGAAGTACATATGGCGAAGGCAGAAGTATTGAAAAATTTGCTAACAATTAACTTGTGTAATGCTCCTATACGTTGGGGACTAACTGGTACAGTTCCTAAAGATGCGTTTGAAGCAGAACCTATATTTGCCAGCATCGGCCCAGTCGTCGGCGGCATCAAAGCACACGAATTACAAGAGATGGGTGTACTTAGTAATCTACATGTGAACATTGTACAACTTATAGACCTTCCAGAGTTTAAGTCGTACCAAGACGAATTGAAATATCTTGTCACTAATAAAGACAGAATGAAATACTTTAGCAATCTAATATCGGGTATATCATCATCGGGTAATACATTAATACTTGTTAACAGAATCGATACAGGCAAATTATTAACAGAATTAATAGAAGGTGCCGTGTTTATTTCAGGTGAAGTAAAAGGAACAAAACGTGCAGAAGAATATAAAGAACATGCAACAATGGACAATAAAGTTACTGTCGCGACTTTCGGAGTCGCGGCTGTTGGAATTAATATTCCTCGGATCTTTAACTTGGTATTGTTGGAGCCTGGCAAGTCGTTTGTTAGAGTTATTCAATCAATAGGCCGAGGCATTCGTAAAGCCGAAGACAAAGATTTTGTACAAATTTGGGACATAACTTCATCTTGTAAATTTGCTAAACGTCACCTTACTACAAGAAAGAAATTCTACAAAGATGCCAAGTATCCATTTACAATAGACAAAGTGGACTGGCAAAAATAATATGTTTTTTAAAAAGAAAAAAATAGTCTTAGAAGCTTATGCTCCAGTAGGAGATTTAATCGATTTATTTCCTATCGTAGAATCTAGTAAATGTATTCCCACATGGTATACTAAATTACCGCCAAGTAATACTAGCAATCCAAATGTTAGAAGTTGTTTCGGATTAAAGGATTTATATAAAAAAGGAATTATAATTCCTTTATGGTCAGATTACGATGTAACCATAGATCCAATGCGGGGAATATCTGCTGTTTCAGGCATGCAAAATCAAGCTACCTTTCCTCCATTAGTATCGAACGATATTGCTTCGCAAACAGGCGGCGCATGGCCTAATTATGCCAATCTTAAATTTAATAGTCCTTGGCTATTTTGGTGTTCAGAACCAATTCAGTGGGTGTGGGTACAACCAGTATGGTGGCAAAAAGATCCACAGCAAATGGTGCTAGTTACTGCTAGTGCTGAGTTTAGAGGACAACATGATTCAAATATAAGCACACTTATAAGAATGCCAAATCAGACAGAGACGATATCATTCAAAGCAGGCTTACCAATGGCACAACTTATACCGCTTACGGACGAGCCTTGGGAATTAAAAAATATGGTTATGACTAAAGAAATTTTTGATAAAAAATTTGCCCACTGGGAATTTTCATTAAACCCTAAATTAAGATATCCAAAAATAAGAAATATTCTAAATAGGAAACAATAAAGAATTATGCAGATACTAACATTAGACAATGAGACATTCTCATTAAACAACTTACCAGATGAAGTGGACGACAGCACTAGATTTGCAGTACTCGACAATAGCAATCCGAACGAGCCTGATTTCTTTTTTATGCCATTGATTTTCCTGGAAAGTTTTAATGCTCCGGCAATGGTACTACGTATTGGCGATGATGAGGTCACAATGCCTATAGATTGGTGTATTGCTGTAGGAGATAGTTCGGCGGCAACTGATATTGAAATTCTACCGCTAACTAGCTTAAATGACCGCGGATTTGAAGCATTAATATTCAACCCACTAAGTAGCTTTAGAGTAGAGTTTAAAAAGATTGAAATTGTAAATTTTTACAATGATGTCAAATGGTATTTTCCTAAAATGAAAAACGGCCAGTTACTCTCAGTGCCGACACGTTTCGGAAGTAAGCCCGACTGCGCATACTTTGTTAAAGAAATTAGTCGTCAAAGCGAAATCATTCAATTGGATAAAATATTGTAATGGGAAGCCTTAAACCCGGAGCAACTTATGTTTACGAGCGTGTCAATGGAACAGTTTATGCTCGTGAAGCAGGGTCTGATCCTAGTACACGTAAAGAGATTGGTTACAATTACGATTCAAGAACGAATGATGGTAGGCCACTACATGATCATATAATGGATAGTAAACTGTGGGGTGAAATTCATCGTGAAGCGAAAACCAATATCACTTTACAAAGGGCACTGGATCGTGCTATAATGATATACAAGTTAAGTAAGGACAAGATCAAATGACATTAAAAGTAGCGTATTTTCAGCCAGTAGTACTGGCTATGGATGATGTATCACCGTCTGAGTTTAGTAAAATCTATAACTTAGCAGAAATGTTACACCAACATCCTGAACTCAACGACAGTGGAAATCCTAATATTAGTATCCGAGGTGGGCAACAAATCCAAGTATATCCTAATGAGATTAACTACGATGCCACATGGTTGGTTAATTATCTAACAAGTGTTTGCCAAGGATATATAGATTTAGTTATTAGTCAATCGGGCGGAGAAGAACTAAAGTATGTTAAACCTGAAGTTATTAGTATTTGGACTATTAGGCAACACGCCGGTGACTATCAAGAAATGCATACACATCCGCTTGGTAATCTTAGCGGTAATATATACATTAGTGTCCCTGAACTAAAAGATATGGGTCGCCCTAGCGACTGCCAGATTAATTTTAGATTACCGCATACTAAAGATATCGGCAAGTTTATTATGAATGATACTTGGAAGTTTAGCCCGTCTGCTGGTTCTATGATTGTCTTTCCAAGTTATTTGCCGCACGTTGTTTATCCGTGGCACGGTGAAGGCCATAGAACAATTATGGCGTTTGATGCTCGATTGGTTCCTAAAGATGAGTGAGAAAATTGAGTTAAAAGAAAAGCTAGCGGCGGTTGATCAAAACGTCCGTGAGCTATGGGACGCCATGGATCCTGATCAACAAAAGGCACTCAAGGGCGAATACTTTATTCTTAATCGTTACATTAGTAACGTTAAAGGACAGAAAAAAGAAATACAAGAACACTTTGTCTTAACAGTCAACGAGTACTTCAACAAACACTGGAATACTCTACAGAAGCATCCTAAAATGTTATGGTTATTGTTGTGTATGTGTAGTTACGATAAAGAAAAAGTTTTCTTTCACGAGTGGCTAGGCTTTAAGAAAAAAGAAACTGGTAACAGTAAGAAAATTAAATTCTTAGCTGAACTATACCCTACACAAAAAATGGACGAGATAGAATTAATGGCTAAATTATTTACAGACAAGGACATGAAAGAACTTGCTCGTAAGTACGGCATGGATGAATCTTCAATTGCCAAGAAACTAAAATGATGGCACTAGCACCACAACCATACGCTTGCGAATACTGTAAAAAAGGGTTTATGAAAGAAAATACCCTGTTTGTTCACGTGTGTGAGCAAAAGCGCCGGGCACTTGCTAAGACTGAAAAGCATGTGGTTGTTGGATACGATGCCTTTAATAGATTTTTCAAACACGTACAACGAAGTTCGTTTGCGGACAAAACATACAATGAGTTTGCCAAGAGCCCATACTACAATGCTTTTGTTAAGTTTGGCAGTTTTGTTAGTAATGTCAATCCTCTTTACCCAGATAGATTTATTGAGTATGTAATCACTAGTAATGTTAAGTTAGATCACTGGTGTAGAGAAGAACTGTATGAAAAGTATGTACTAGATTTAATCAGAACGGAATCAGTTAATACTGCCTTAGAGCGTAGTGTTATGCACATGATGTCGTGGGGAGAAAGTCAGAAAGCTGTGTGGAATCATTATTTTTTGTATGTTAGTACCAGCAGAGCACTGTATGATATTAAAGATGGTAAGGTAAGTCCGTGGGTTATATTAAATAGTAACAACGGTAAGGCTTTACTGAGAAAGTTTAACGATGAGCAACTAATGTCTATAAGTAATATTATAGATTTGCCGTTTTGGATTAGCAAATTTAAAAAACTACCAGCAGACGTTGCTCTTGTCAAAGAAGTAGTTAAGGAATCACATATATGAACGCAATAACACCATCAAACCCAGACGCAGTACAATTAGAACTACAGGTAATTGTTAGCGAAGAAGATAAGTCAGTGTATGTAAAATTTGAAGGTTTTGAAACCGTGGCAGAGTGCGACAAGTATGCTGACTACTTAACAGAAAACTTAGCATTGTTACTTTTTGAATCTGAGATTAAACATTAATGAAAACACGCAGACTACAGGACGGAACTGAAGTAAAAGAGTTAGAGTTACCGGTTACCCTTACTGTTTATACACGCTGTCCTGAAAAATATAAACTAGTTGATATGGAGACTGGCGAAGAATACGTAGGTTATCCTACAATAGGTAACAACAGTTGGAAGAAAGTTAAAAATGCCTGATATCGATATAGACTTTCCTAATAGAGCATACGCACTTGAAAAGTTCAAGCACGTTGCCGCGGCCATTGAAGACAACGGTACTTTTAAAAAGCACAATACAGGAGTATATTGTACTTCTGTGCCGTATAATCCAATCACAGGAATAAGTACAATAGCTTATAAAGAAGCTGAGGATCGTGGTTACTTTAAACTAGACTTCTTAAATGTTAGTGTCTATGAAAACGTAAAAAATCGAGAGCATCTTAAGCAGTTAATGGAGACTGAACCACTATGGGACCTTTTAGAGCAGGACGATTTCAGCAGTTTACTATTTCATATCAACGGCCACGGAAGCATTTTGCGTCAGATGAAGCCGACGAGTATACTCCAACTAGCGGCCGTTTTGGCAATGATAAGACCGGCCAAACGTTATCTGATTGGGAAAGACTGGGACTTGATTATGACGGAGATCTGGACGAAGCCAGCGAATGATGAGTACTACTTTAAAAAGGCTCACGCCGTGGCCTATGCTCATGTGATTGTAGTACAGATGAATCTAATCTGCGAACAGATTAGTTATGAATATAGTTAACGAGTTCTGCGAACAAGTTGAACTGATTTACGCTTGACTCGTTTCATAGTTAAATTCATTAAGTTAACTACAGGTCCTAGTATAACTCTTACATCTTTGCTGTTAAATGTCTTAATAGCGTAGTGGAAAGGATGTATTTGTTCTTTACAGAAAATACTAATAGGAAATTGACGATTACTTTCCCACCACCATATTTCTCCTATTTCTAGGAATACTTTAGTTTCCTCTGGAGTTTTTATGGAGTTAAGATCGTAAAAGCAAGTTACAAACTGATCCTGGTTGATTATAATGCCGATGTATTCGTCTTCACCGTAATTTAATACACTGATAAAGGGTAAGTTTTGTGTTATGTTATCTCTTAATTTTGCCATAAATAGTATATAAAAGGTTTGTCCAAATGCAAAAAATTTCAAGTTATTTATATCCAAACCGGATTCAACTACTAGCTGATTTGGCAGGCTTTTCAACGGAGTATACAAACGTGTATCAGAGAACAGTAAAAATTTATAATGGCATTGATAACAC